CCCGTTTGAACGTGCGAATCGGTTCCACCACCGACACTAAAAAACACCGCATTGTTAATCAGTCCAGGCGTGTTTATGACGGAATTAAATCCGTTCGCCAGAATTCCCTGGACGGAATCAACCCGAGGGACGGTAGCGTCTCCGATTTCATCCATCTTCCACCACGCTTGTGGGTTGCAGAATAGTTCAATGGTGTCGGACACCAGCGAGCAGGCCGGTGCGCTATTGTTAAGATGCAGCGCGTAGTCGGAAAAGTCTGCGGGCACCGTCACCGGGATTTCGAGCTTGGCCTGGGTCGTCGCCGTGGTGTCTTCGAGGAAGGTATCGTTTCGATACCACCGATATATCAGGGGGCCGAATCCCGTGCCTGGGTCCACAATGAATGGGCCGATGGTCGCTGAGCCGCCGAGCGTGGCGAAAAGTATTTCACTCGGTAGCGGCGCAATGATGGCGGGGCAGGTGCCTTCTCCCACCTGTATCGGGTCGCTGAGGGGAGTTTCGCCGTTAGGGGTAATGGCGCTGACCCGGTAGTGTCCGGGACCGAAGGGCGTCAGGTCGATGGGAGGGTTCGGAATACACTCCGCCACGATGGTGTAGCTGCCGAACGGATTCGCGGTGTCGGCCTTGTAAATGCTGTAACACAGCGCACCGGGGTATGCGTCCCAGGACAGCGTGAAGTTGCCTACGCCGCCGAGAATGAGCCCGGTCGGAAAACTTTGCGGGGTCAGCGGGTTCAGGACGATGACCGGCCCGCCGGAACTGCTGAAAAGCGCCTCGCAAATCGGCGGCGAAATGTAGTCGATGCGCGGGCGGCGCAGAAAGAGGTATTCAAAGGCTTGGTTCATTATTCAAAGCCCTCCCCCAGGGAAATAACCGGCGGCAGCGACCCGCTTATTTCGACACTGGCCATCTTCGTCGCGATGATGGTAGCCACTCGGTCGGCAGCGGCTTGACTGATAATACTTTCTGCACTTCCGATGCCGATGGCACTAACACCCTGGTCCGTCACGGTGACGGTCTTCGTCGCGGTGAAGTGCTGCAAATCTTTGACGGCCAGTTCTTCAGTCGCTACCACGATATTCGGGTCGGCCACTCCGGGGCCGTCGAACCGCACCGTGTTATACGGCACTTCGTCAATGCAAGCCTCTGCGCTGCCGCTCATGTCCTCCGGCGTGCTTTTGGCGAAAGACCGAATCCATCGGACAGTGGCCGGGCCTTGCCCAACGACGAGGACCTGAAAACTCTCGTCGATGCCTTCGAGTTTGTTCGACTCCGTGGGGCAACTTCCGGTCTCGGTCTGAGCATTGAGGGGAGTCTGGTTTGCGTCCTGAGTTCGGACGATGCGTTGCTGCGGCTTGAATTCAAAAAGCTTGCTCGTAGCCACAATCGGCACGTCATCCCGAAGGCTGCCGCGGGCTACGGAAATTTTCTTGGCCAGGATGGGTTTGTATTCGCCACGCATCCCACCGGCGAAAAACACTCCGAGATTCAGGTCCTCCGCGATACCACTTAGGGCCACATCGGACCACTGAAACCGGCAGTCGCTGCCGGGAATTTTTCCGCTCTGGCTAGTCGCTCCGAAGTATCCTCGGGTTTGAACAGCCCAAGTGATGGGGCACCCGTTGTCGAGCCGGTCGGGGGTAAACGATTCCCACAGCCGATTCTGGCCGTCGGACTCGTCCACACTCACATGATAAATTCTGTCGATGCCGGAGACCACACCGGTCACCCACTGCACGGGTCGCGTGCCGAGCCACACACTGGACCAGGACGGTCCGCTGGAATTCGTGAGGGATTCCACCGACACGTCGTTCAGGCACCATGTATGCTTGTTGTAATAGTCCCCGCTCGGGACGCTCACGAGAGCGTATTGGCCGAAGGACCCGAGCGCAATGCAATCCAGGTTATCGCTGACGCGGCCCTTGCTTTGCATCATCTCGTTGTCGCGCAGCGGCAGCCGGGTGCTCAGCTTGCCTGCGGTAGCGAAATCGAACACCACGAGTCCCTGGGGGCTGAACCAGGCAAGCTGGCCGAAGTGATTGACCACCGCTCGCGCTCCGACGCATCCGGTTTGCAACACTTCGATTTGGAAATTGTCCGTGGTCGGCCAAAGCGAGCGGTCCCGGATGTTCGCCTGGAGAATGCTAGCATTGTGCTCGGTGAATACCGCTAGTTGCGGGGCTTCGAGTGACGGGGTTTTCGCCATCGCGGTCACCGTGCCGGTGAAGTGAAATCCCTGGACGTTGCCGAGATAAATCTGCTCGCGAAAGCTGAACGGATTGGAAATGTCGCTCGCATACACCGTGTCGTCCACGGCAACCCAGAGCCGGTCGCCAACCCAGACCATCGGACCGCCCGCGGGGGTCTCGAAAAGATTGTCCCGGATGTGGCCGGAAGCGCTGCCGTCGAAAAACGCAGGAGCCGTGTTGCCGCCGTCCTGAATGAGCAAAACATTTCGAGGGTTAATCACCGTGATGGGGGAACTGAAGTCGGTGGTGGTGCGTTTCGCCGACTGCACGGCGTTCACGAAGAACACCTGCTTAGCCCACGGGAGCATCTGCACGTTCGGAAGCTGCGCAAACTGAAGGAATGGATACGGCGCGACATACACAATGCCATCGACCACGACGATGAACTGCGACAGCCCGACTCGGGGATTGAAAATGGTAGCGCCCTGCAAATTGCCCATCGGGAAGGTCACGAGGCACCGGTGTCCGGGGCGGCAGGATAACACACCGCCGACGTTCACCATGTTAATGCTGTCCCAGTAGTAGCCGATGGGCAGTTGCCCCGGCTCCATGCTGGAATTCATTCCCTGCACGAAAGCCCCATCGAAATCGAATAGGGTAGCTGCGGCCATAGGTTAGCGGATGTCGTAGTCCGACTTGTCACGAGGGTTGTTCCGGTCGATGACTTGCACCGGCATATAAACAGGAGGTTCGATTTTTTGCTGGGCTTCGATTTCGAGTCGGGCTGCGTCGGCCTCAGCGCTGTGGGCATCGGCCCACTGCCGGTCGGAGTAATCTTTGCGCGCCTGCATACCGATAAGGAACGCGGCGCGGCTCAGCATCGGGATGTGGTCGAAACGGCTGGTGTAAATGGGATTCGCGCGCATATATGCGACACGCACCCACCGAGCGCAACGGTTCAAGGTAATGCGGCGATACTGGGGCACGTTCTCGTCGGGCTCGTATACCGCCAGATTCACGCCGGTGCTGCCGGAACTGTCGATGGTCGCCAGCCGGACCGAGCCGACGGTGCTATCCTTGAATACCCCGGTGATTCGCGCAATCAGTGGCGCACCCGCGTCGGGCATGGCCACGCCGTAAATCGTCGGCACCCGGTAGCCGTTCATCCAAATTCCGCCCTCTTCGCGCCGGAGTAGCTGTCCGGCGCTATCATAGCCATACACAATGAGAGCTTTTCCGGCGTCCTCGGGCCGCTGAAGGTATGCCACGAGCAGCGCCGGATTGAGTAGGTCCCGATAGGTGCTGTGGTTCGCGCCCTGGTCCTGCCACTGGTGCTCACATCGGGTGTGCAGCGGTCGGTCGCCTGGGCCGTTCAAGTGAAATGAAAAAAGTTGGTCAACACCGAGACTGGGCCGTCCTTCCACATTGACTGCGAGGACGGTGCCGACTTCTCGGGGCATCGTCACGCACGCGCTCCCGCACCCCCGCTCGTGGTTCGTTAGTCCGCGGTCGTGGCACCGGCACCCGACGGTGCAAATGTCGATGACGCCCTTCTGGGCTTCCAGGTCGGCCTTGTTGCAAACAATGGTCGTCACATCCGAGCACCAGCGAAAGAACTTGGTGTCATCGCACGCGCCGATGATTTTTTTGCCCTCGTCAAAAATTTCGTCAACCGTAAACACTGTTAGTAACTTTCTTTGGAGTCGGAGTTTTCCATGTGGGCCTTCATCAGACCGTCGAGGATGTCCGAGACCGATTTGTCTGAGCCGCGTGCCGGAGCCTCGGGAGCGTCATCCTCATCGCCATCGTCTTCCACGTCGCAAATACTTTGCACTTCGATTCTGCACTCGTAGTAGTGGGTGCCGTCCTTGTTGGTCGAGGATGTTTCGCTGACCTTTTTGAACTTGACGGTCATTTCGCCTTCCTCGGGCAGGTCGAGTTCTTTCTTGCCAGAATACGTGAAGGTGGGATAGTCCGGTCCGCGGTCCGGCATAGCTACCGCCAGCGGGCCTTCGTGGTCATACTCGCGAGCGAGTGAAATTTCTTTGCTCATAGTCTCTAAATAGTGCGTGTTTTTGGGCGTTAAGGCAGGCCCCATCGGGGCTTGAAGTAGTTGTCGTAGAGCGCGTCCAGGTCCGAATTGGTCTGAAATTGGGAATAGATGCAGAGTTCCGCAATATCTCCGTTGTAGTTGAAACCTCCGAAAAAAGCAGAGCCTACGAGGCTCCAGGTCATATTATGAACCCCAGCATCAAAAGCGCCGCCACCGCGGTAAGTCTTATTCTCTCTAAATTCCGAGGTATTGGGATTCACGCTGGATTCTCTCCTGGCAATTTGGCATCTCAATACGGTAGAGGCATTAGAAAAGTTTCCCGAAATGGCTTCGGTGCTGCCGACGGGGGTCAAAGCCAATTCATTAAGTCCTGAATAGTCAATCCGGAGTTGGGTATTCAAGGCTTGGTCCCCCAACACAATCGAATCATTGGTATCAGATTTCTTACTTATCAAAACGACTGTTAAACTGCCCGCCATAGTGAGGGAGGGCATGTCCAAATGGCTTGTGCTAAACCGAACAGCAGGCATTGACCCGAAAATGTTGGTCTTAAATACCGGTTGGTCCGCTCCGGAGTTGGTTAGATTCGCTCCGCCTGCGCTCTGGTCAATCCACTCTTTTCCGGTGCCCCCGATAGCAGTTCCGTCGGACAGCGAAAAACTGTCCGCCTTATACCATCGCACGAGATTAGCCAAGTCGCTGGGGGACTGGGGTCCGCCGGGCGCAACCATAAAGGGATTGATTAGGAAGCCCATTAGAACGTCCCGAGCAACCAGACTTTAAGGCCCTTGGCCCCCGTTCCAGCACCGTTGATGTCAATGGTTATTGACGCATCATCCGTGAGGGCTGAAGTAGAGATGACTGGCGGCGTGGCGGCAGTTTGAGATGTTAGTTCACCTACGTCAATGGTTATCTGAGTGCTGAGCACGGAAGACCCGTTCTGCTTGATGTCCACCGTAACTAGGCCGGAGGATGATACCGTGTTGATGTTCGCGCGCACCCCCGTCAGCGTGGCTGCCGACGGCATACGGAAGGTCACCTTGGCGGTGCCGGTGGTAAGAGCAGTGGTTTCGTCCGACGCGGCAACCCCGAGTTGAAAAGCGGCGTTCGCGCCAGTGGGACCCGTAGGGCCGGTTGCGCCAGTAGCGCCCGTGGCTCCAGTTGGGCCAGTCGGACCCGTAGGTCCGGCAGCGCCGGTTCCACCAGTCGGGCCTGTCGGCCCTGTCGGGCCAGCCGCGCCGGTGCCACCAGTCGGACCGGTGGGGCCGGTCGGACCGCCCCCGGCAGGACCAGTGGGACCTGTTGGGCCGGTCACGCCTGCTCCGGTGGGACCTGTTGGACCTGTGGGTCCAGTAGGACCAGTCGGGCCAGTCGGACCCATGCCGCCGCCTGCGCCGGAGGTATCCCAGTGCGCAATAACGTCTGCTTCGGTGGTGCCAAAGGAGACAAGTGTTAGGATAGCCGTGGCATTCGCTTCGATATGCGCCGGAGCAGTTCCTCCGACGAATACCCAGCCTCCGGGGAAGGTAAGATTTCGTTGCGGCCCATCAGCGGTTATTTTGAAAAACACTTGGCGGTTAAAATTACCGTTGATGGTGCTGAAAGAAGCGTCACCCGAGAGTCCGATGTGGTTATACGGACCGCGAGATAGGTCGAGGACGATAGCCCCCGCAGAGCCTGGTGCGTCCACGTCCCAAAACTTGAAGGTGGTATCGGAAAGTGCAAAGGGGGCAACCACAACCGCAGCGCTGTCCGCGAATGGGGGGTGAGTTTCCCGGTAGACTATAGGATACGTCGCGTATCCGCCCGCTATAGTGGCGTAGTCCGTCAGTTGCGCGTAAAACCACTTCGTCGGGTCTGCGGAGTCCTTGATGTAAATCCAACTCTGAGGAACGAGTTCAAAAAGAATGTTAGCACCGAGAGGCTGACCGTCGGCGGCTTGCTGCGAAAGATACAAAAACCCAGTGAGCCCATCCGAGGGATTCACGCTTAGCCGAACTTCGCCCGAGCCCGGAGGGGCGCTGTTGCTCGTCCGATAGGTATAGTTCCACCCGAGGCCCGCGCCTCCGCCGGTGCCAGAAGCACCTGTAGGGCCGGTCGGACCTGTAGGTCCGGTGGGACCTGCGCCCGACGGCCCCGTAGGACCGGTTGGGCCTGGAAGACCGACACCGTTAGCACCTGTCGGACCGGTTGGGCCGGTCGGACCGCCAGCAGGGCCGGTCGGACCCGTCGGGCCGGGCTGCCCTAGCAAGCTAGGACTACATCGGCGCAACCGCTCTACTCCGTCCACGTCGGCGAGAACGAAAACGTCTGTGGGGGAGTCTGTCGTGGGTATATCTGTAGCTCTCATTGATTCAAGATAAGGGATTCGAGGGCGTCATCCACGACGACAATTCCGTTTTCATCCTCAAAAAGGTCGAGGACTCCCTCGCCGGGGTTATTCACAATCATCGTATAGCCAGGGGAAGCAATAGTTTTGTCACCCCCACGAGGGCGTCGGCAGGAATGAACTAACAGTCGGTGATTATCGTGAACCACCGGGGTGCCTCCGCCTTTGTTATTCCAGGGCTGTTCCATTAGGCAATCCGTATCATGGTCATGCTAGTGGCAAGTGCAATGGCGTCGATGATGCCTCCGCCGGAAGCACGGCCCCAGAGTTCCAGGCTGGTGTTCAGGCTGGTGGTGGTGACGATAGCGTCAAGAATCACCTGCGAAAACTGGTTCGGCACGAGATTGGAGATGTATTTCTCCGAGCCAGCGATGTCCGAGCCGCTCGTGGTATTGCGCAGTTTAAACAGCGCTGCGTCGGAGGTAGCCACGCCGCCTAGACCGGCAACCGACACCACGGCGGTGATTTTGTAAGTCCCGATAGCCGGGAGCAAAAACGCCGGGTTGCTCGTCACGAACGTCACGGCGGTGTAACTCACCGGCAGCGGAAAATCCGTCCCGGTGGTGCTGAAATAGTATCCGTTCGTTTGGGTCACGATTTCGCCCGCGGGACCTGTATCTCCTTTGGGACCCTGCTTTCCTTCCGGGCCGGTGATAGCAGCGCCGGGAGGGCCGGTGACGATGACGAGCTTGCCCGCGGAAATGAATCCGGACGCGCCGGGGACCGACTGAATCAGTTGGAGGAAAAGCGTGCTGGTGCTGCCGGTGGTGCTGATGGCACTGACGAGATACCAACCGGAGGCACCGACAAAAACATACGACCCCGTGAGGATAGCCGGATTAAATTCGACGGTCACCTGGACGTTAGGATTGCCCGAGGGCTGCGTGAAGCCCGCCAGGGACACGGTGTAGGCGTTGTTTCCGCTGGTGCCCGCCGCTCCGGGTTCGCCCTTCGGACCGGTGAGACCGAGGATGCCGTCTCCGAACAGCCGGATGAAGTAGCAGGCCAAACTCTCTTCAGCGCTGCGGGGATTATTCGGTAGACCGATGTCGAGACTGCACGGCAGCGTCCAGACGACTTGTCCGTTCACTTCCGACTTGACCACGGTTCCGAAAAACTGAGTCGTGAAATTCTGAATCTGGGACGGCAGGCTCTCGCACGCGGGCGTGTTGTGGTGCCCGACGTGACACGGGTCCTCGCACCGGTGGTGATGGTTATTATCCGAACAGCTTCCGCAACTCATGGTGCAAGGTCTTTCTCTAATTGTTTAATCGTGGCCGATAGTCCGCCGTGGCGGTGGGCCAGAAACCAAACTAGCACTGCGCCTCCGCCTATGCTCAGGATTAAAAGTTCATGTCCGACAATGAGGCTGGGCAGGACAATGAGGGCGACTCCAGCAGCCGCGCAGGCCGCGCTGGTCGTAACGCTTCCGACAATGAGTTTAAGTGGAGGATAAAAGGCGCTTGCGGCCCCAAAAACAAATAGGACGATGCCAACCCAGACGACGCCGGATAACGACGCCAACTTGGCTGCCACTTCGCGAGCGGTGTCTTTCTGCGCCGCGCCGATGCTGATTTCGTTGCGCTCCGTGGTGCGCGTGCCGGAGGGACTTTCGGTGATGCTCTCATACTTTTGGGTAGTCGGTGACTTGGGGTTTTGACTTTGCCGCAACTCGCTCTGGAAGCCGCTTCCGGAGCGAATCACAGCACGCCCCGGTCGGAGCGGAAGATATGCGCAGCCTGCGAAAAGACTAGCTGCTAGAATCAGTGTCGCTATCAGGGTTAGTTTCATCGAGTGCTTTCTTAATCGCGGCGCGCTTGGACTTGCTCAGCATCCGGGTTTTTCGGACGATGTAAATCACGGTGACGATGCCTACGGACACCTGCGCCACACTGACCAGGATGGACAGGATGGGTTGGAAAATCTCCGTCCATTTGTGGACGGCTTCGAGGCCGAGGTTGCCCACGGCCAGCATCATTACGGGATGGTCTTCCATTTACTTCGCCAGAATCTGGAGTAACACGGTGAGTATTTTTCGGAGTAATTCCTCAGCGGTATCGCCGGGACGAGGATTGGTTTCGTTTGCAGCCATAGTAGTCTCTCTAAACAGTGTGGTTTTTTTTATTTACCGGCCAGAAGTAAAGAGACCGCCGGAATTACCCGGCGGTCTCTCGTTCACCTACCCCTGACCACCGCTGGATTACAGCGGGAATTGGGCACCGTCCGGAAGGACGGGGGTAATCACGTCATTCGGATTACCGACGCTGGGCGTCTCGTCATCGCCGCACACTCCAATGGAAGTGAAGCTGTCCGAGCCGCTGAAGGAACTGGCAGTCGTGTCGAGGCACCCGACGAGGCCGAGGTCCGCTTTGCAGCGCTTATACAGAATGGGGACGATGTGCTGCGGGCGCAAGGGCCGGTAAGCACGGGTAATCTGGTATTTGTGCCACCCGAAGTCCCCCCAGGTGTTACACTCGTTGTCGATGTGGTAGTGCCACTCAAGCTCTCCCATGTGCAACTGTGGGGCGAAGCGGAAGGAGCCTTCTCCGACGTATTTCTCGGGCACGAGGCGCTCGAAGCTGCCATCAGCAATGAGGACGCCGAGTTCGTAGTCCGCGGCCAGCCAAACGGGGTTCGGCTTAGCGAACGCGGTGCGCCGGGCAGGGTTGCTGACGATGGTGACGGGGTCAACCAGAGCCAGGGTGCCATCGGCGTTGAAGCCGGTAGCGCGCAAGGGCCGCTGGTCCACACCAAAAGCAATGCCGCGGTAAGCGGGGCTCTGCTCGAAGCTATAAGCGGTGAGAGTCGTCTCGCCGAGCTTGTAGCCGCCGGTCGTAAGGGCAACCATGACGTTTTGGACGCCGACTTCAGAGCGAAAATACTCGACCTGGTCAGACCCGCCGATGAAGCGAAAGTGGGGCATCCCCTTGTCGTTCGCATACCACTCAGCGAAAAGAACTTCGCGCATGTAGCGGGCGATGTAATGGAGCGCCTTGAAGGTCATCGGACCCGTGGGCAACAGTGGCGCGAACTTCACGCCGAGGTCGGTTTCGAGACCGCCGGTCCACAGTGAATCGAAGTCGTAATTCGCGTTGGCCGTGAATTTCGACGCGGAGCGCAGGTAAAGCTGAGCCCGCACGTCAGCGTTGACGTATTGGGTAATCAGTTTCTTCATGCTGTCTTCGGCCATCACATAGGAGCCCTTGAAGGCAGCATAGCCTTTCTTCACGCAGATGTTCGGACCGCGGCCACGGAACGACTCAAGCCGGAGCGTGAAATCGACGGTGTCCGTCAAGTCCTGTTTGCCTTGCTGGCCGCAGATGTCCAGGTCGCAAACGAAATTGGGGATTGCCAGGCTATCGCCGGGCGCGGCCTGCATTTGCACGACGGAACGAATCGAGTCGGAAACGCCGGACGGGAAAACTCCGCCGCCGATAACGTTGAGGTAGGGTGAATTCGCGGCAAGCGCCTTAGCGATGGTGCCGACGATACGATTTTGGTCCTTGGACGCCAAGTCGCTGATAGCGCTGGGGTCATCACAGAAAAAAGCCATAACGGTTAAGTGGTTTACTAACAAGCTTTTACAACGGAAGCTCACTCCGTCGTGCAGATTTCCCTGCACAGGACTATTTTGATTTCGCTGTGGCCATCAGCGGTTAAGGCCGTCCCCGACGAAGCCGAATCGAGGCATTCTAAGGCTTCATTATACGGTGAGGGTAAAAAGAAAACTGGTCAACTGTAAATCAGCG